ATGAAACTGATTATGAATCAACACCTGCACTATGTGACAGGAAGATTATGGACATGATTTCTGATTCTACTGGTGATCTTTCTTACATTGAGATGCCAAGTCGTGCGTCTCATGATGCACAGAACTTCACTAAATGGCCCATGGGGATGATATTTGTTCCCAGTAAAGACGGAATCAGTCACTCATCAGAAGAGTACACATCTCCTGAACAATGTGACAATGGTATCAATGTATTGACTGAAACTATCAAAAAGATTGACCAATGAAAGAGTTTGATTATGACTTGGATTACAAATCCCTTGACTTCACAGATACAGAAACTCGCAAACTTTATCGTATTGGAAGGGGAGAGCAAGGAGTTCTACTGGTTCGCCCTTATACAGACGACATTTGTGCTCATTGGAGATTCAGAACTGCTGATATTGCAGTGAAGTCTAGTAACAGGATCTATGCAATGTATCTTGATTACAGAGACAATAAGGACTTCATTGGTATGGACATGTGCCGTAAATTTCTAGAGATGGGATTTACTCGTGCTCGAAGATATGCAAACCATCATAGTGGACAAAAGTATGATTCCCGTGGTAAAGTAAGACCACAGGAAGAAGATTGGGACACTTGTGAATATGCAGAATCTGCTCGTATCTTCAAAAAAGTGAGAGATCTTGCAACTTACAATGATACATATCAGAAGATGAGAAAAGATTGGAGAGCATCTGAATGACTTCCTTTTTTATATTCTCTTTCGTGACTCTTCTTGTGGTTACATTAGAACTTACTTGGCCAATTAGGAAAACAAAATGAAGAAAACACTCATTGGATTGGGACTGATTGCATCACTCATGGGTGGTGAAGTATTGGCGAAAGGATTCACATACCCTGGTAAAAAGACACATGATTTTCAATCTAACCCAATTAACTACCCTGAGGATTACTACAGCAATCATTCAATGGGTTGTGTCCTTCTTCAAGAGTGTAAAGTTGGTGTTGTTGAAATCAAATCCCTTAAAGATGTTGAGGCATATTATAGTAGGTATCTTGGGGATAGGAAGGAGTTTGATGCGATAATCTCTGAATTGAATAAGGCAGGTAGTAAAGTTTATATCGCACCCTCAGAGTATTTTCCGATTGGACATCGTGGTGTCTATCATACAGTTAGTAATAACTTCTATTTGAATGACCAACATGTCCACAAATATGGTGTGTTGATGTCAGTAATGAGACATGAAGGATGGCACGCAGCACAAGATTGTATGGCAGGTACTATCAAAAATAATATCATCGCTATTATTAAACCAGAAGAGGAAGTTCCTGAAATTTGGCAAGAGATGGTCAGAAGAACTTATCCTCCTGCTGCACGTCCTTGGGAGAAAGAAGCAACCTGGGCAGGTAAAACAGAAGGTATGACATTAGCAGCACTTAAGGCATGTAATACTGGTGCAATGTGGGAAGTATATGAACCCACACCTTTGACCCGTGAGTATCTGATTAAGGAAGGATATATGAATGACTAAGTATACAAATGAGACTGTCCCACTAATACTCTCATTAGTGGGATGTTTTTTGTTTGCCATAATTATTATTGTTGTTGGATATTTTCACGGCAACATGCACTTACTTACTACTCTTAAGAATGCATCTTCTTAATTTTCTTCTTGCTGTAACTTTATGGGTTCAGGTTCCACAATGGAATGATGACTGGAGCAACTGTGCTGTAGACCTTCCTGATACATCTTGTCACTGGTATATTGTTCAGGCAGATAATACTTTTGGTGATGGATTTGATTGGGAAACTGCACCATGGTATAGTATTGAAGGATTACAAGATATTGCCGATCTTCATGATCAAACTTTAGAATCTGGTCATCTTTATACAATGAATGCACTTCAAGATGAGTAAGAAGAGAAAAAGTGCATGGAGAATATGGGCACTTGCTTTAGGTAGAAAAGAGGGACGTAATGATTATGAGGCAGACAGAATTGCAATCATTCGTACTCTTATCATGATTCAGTTGATTATTACCAATTTTTTCATTATTGCTGGTAATGTTAAGAATTTATTTTTTGACACCACACCTGTGACAGTTCAACAAGAGTACACTAAATCTTGACTTCCGTTGCTATATACATTATAGTTACAAGGTAATCAATCAGGGGTCTGAGTCATGCCTTCTTTCTCTTACGCACAAAAGACTAAGTATCGTATCACGTTGGAGTTGGATGTTCTTGATGATTTCCAACCGCATAACATTGATTGGGAGAAACTTCTCGATGTTCAGGGTACTGAAAGTGTAACTGCATACGTTGAAGATCTCTCCGCCCCTGATCGGTGGTAATTAAAGTTACTCACCTCCAAATTGCCTCATCATTGTAATCAACAAACATCATGGTCAACAACTCAGCAGTTCTTCGTTCTCTTACTGATATGAAGAAGGTCTATAAAGATCAGAACTTCACATTCAGTAAAGAACAACAAGAGAAGTATGATCTTTTGTTGGAACTTCGTCGTCAACGTATCACGAATCTGAAAGAAGAAGGTCGAGTTTGGGTTGGTCCCTCTGATGCAGGTAAAGTGAAAGAAGAAGATAAGGATTGATATACATTGGAGGGTAAAACAGTAAGAGGTCACGACAAATAGTGATCCACCCTGATATACATTGGAGGGTCTATGTAATTGTGTCTCCTTCCGCGAGACCTCCCCTCCTTTTTTAGTCCTAATTAGTCATAAATAATATGACAAGAATCTGAAGAGAGATGGCAACAATTCTCAAAAGAACCGCACAATTAGCAGATGTTACTGTTTATTACACTGGAAATCGTCGTTGGACCGATGATAGATCTGAAGCATTAGAGATGACATCATCTGAGGCAGATGCTTTGATGGTTAATGCCGATGGAAAGAATGGTGGTTGGACTGGTGTTATTAAGGAGACAGTCTGATGAAAACATTCAAACAATTCATAACTGAAGCATCGATGCCTGATGAATTGGCAGGTCGTGCATCAGTAAGACAGTCAGGTGAAGGTGGTAGAGTATATCGTAAGAGAAAGAAGTCTGAGGCAGAGACACGCCGAATGAAGGCAGTTGGTGGTGGAAAGATGGCACCTGTCACATACAAAGATAGAAAAGATATTGGAACACAGAAGAAGAGAGAGACAAGAGAACAACAACCAACTAAGGATCGTGGTTCTGCTGAGGTCAAACAATCATATGCTGATAAAGTAAAAGCAGAACGTAAAAAGGCAGCACAGGCAAGAATTGCTGCGAAAAAGTCTGGTGGTGAAGTAAATAAAGACACCACATCTTCCAGAGATAAAGAGAAGACTGCATCTAAGTTGTTGTCAACGAAGAAGGAGAAGAAACCTGTCAATCCTAACTACAAACCTGCAAAAGCATCAGGTAAAACTAGAGCAGAACGTGATAAGATTAAGAACCAGGCAAATAAGTATCTGAAGAGTGTATTTAAGGACCAAGAAACTGCGAAGTATAAGAAAGAAACAGGTCAGAACCCTGATGCCAAGGGAAGAACGAAGATTCTGGGTAGAGTGAACAAAAGGATGTCAACTTAGTCGTAATTAAAGTTACTCACCTCGAAAGTGCCCTATGGGTGTCAATCACTGGTTTTTTATGACCCGTCCTGAAACTCTTCTTTCTTTCGCAGATTATGTGGAAGACTTCAAAGCAAGGGTTGAGATTCACAACTATGAAGTGAAGAAACTCAGTCAGGATATTCAATTCATTTTTGATTATCTGTTGGACGAAGTTTACTTCAAAGTTGCAACTAAATGATTACAAGGGAGACATTTAGTCTCCCTTTTTTATTGCTATTATTGTTACTCACCTTCAAAGTGCCCCATAGGTGTAAGACACCACACACCATGAAACCTTATCCACTCGGTATTGACAACCCTATCAAAATCAAACAGGTATGGGGATCAACTAAATGGGCAATCTATTGGAAAGAAGACTTCACCAAGATTGCTACATTCAACTCTGAGTTTCAAGCATTCGAGGCACGTCGTTCCATTATTGAATCACTTTGATCATGAATTATCTCTGTATTTCTTTCGGTTATCTCTCTGGAATCACTCCTGGTTCTAGTAAGTTTTATAACGAAGGTTCTCGTCACTCTTGTGCATTTACCGCAGAAAGATGGGGACTGGACCTGATGCCTATCCCAGGTGTTTTAGGGTTCGCCGTTATCAAGGAAGACGATGAAAATGATACCTGGCAGATACTCGAAGACTACAGCATTCTTCCTCCAAACTATTCTTGTGGGATGAGAGGTTTCGAGTATTTTGTTGAACCAACACCCAAACTTGAGATGGTATAATTGTTACTCACCTCCAAATTGCCCTATAATTGTAAGACACACTGATTCACTATGTGGGAAGAAATCCAAGACTCACCAGGTGAGATTTATGACATGGAAGATTTCTACAAACAAGTAGAAGAACTCCGTGAAATCATGGACAAATGTATTGAACTTGAGGAACAAAAATGATCACCATTCACAAATACGAACTGGAAATCCTTCTCGAAGGTATTGAAGACACACTGAGAGTGATGTCTGGTGTTGACTACACCGTGGACAATTATGATCCTCGTAATGTAGAGAAAACTGCACCATATACAATCGGTTATTCACAATCTAGTCTTAGACTTATTCACGAAACTCTCACACGAATGATGGAGGATGACAAATGATTACTTCAAAGAAACAAATGATCAACATCATGAAAAATTGTGATGGGGCAGATACTCTCACCAGAGAACAAAAGTTTGAAGTTTTCTGCAAAGTATGTGATAATATGCTTAAAGATGGTAGAATGACTAAATTAACTCATAAGAGATTCACGGAGATCTGGTAATGACATATCCCATCACAATTATTGATAACTTTTTTGAGGATCCTGATGCTATCGTAAATTGGGCACTTAGTTTAGATTATCATCGTCCTGAAACTGGTAATTGGCCAGGTATTAGGTCAAAGATGATGCATGAACTTGGGGAAAGAGAAGATAGATTTTTTCAATATTTTGGGGAAAAAGTACATATGTTATTCCATGATTCTTCACCTGATTATTGGAATATGCAGACTCATTTTCAAAGGATATTACCTTTTTCTGAAGAAAAGTATGATCCATTAAATCGAGGGTGGATACATCAAGACCTTGATACTCAATTCGGTGGTATAGTATATCTGACTAAAGATCCAGAACCAGATACAGGAACCTCTATCTATAAATCAAACATTGGATTTGCAATACAATTCGCGCAAGAACTTAAAATGAAAGAGGCACTCTATAAAGGAGAAGAATTTGATCTTGATGAATATTATTCTGCTTATGAAAAGGCACATGAACAATATGAGGAGACTGTGAAAATATCAAATGTGTACAATAGATTTGTTTTGTTTAATAGCAAAACTCATCACGGAGTGCAGACATTTGGTACTAAGGAACGTCTCACTTTGAACTTCTTTGGTTTACAAATGACAGGAAAGATTCCCCCCTTGTTGAGGTATCAGTAAGATGACAATTTACAATTGCAAAGGTGCATGGTATGATAGACAAGGACGAAGACATAACTTTGAGATTGAATCTGACCGTGCAGAACGTTCATTTATCAAAGAACTTGTAGAAGCAAGGTATCCTACAGATCGTGTGGTGATTAACAACGTTTCACAAAAACGTTGAGTATTATTGTTACTCACCCTCAAAGTGCCCCATTGATGTAACACTGACCTAAATTATGACTTCCACCCATATCGAACACCCCGAAGATCTCATCCTCACGGGTGATTTGTCTGTGATTGATGCACTCTTTGCACCCGCAGATATTACCATGAAGATGGATGGAATGTCTTTAGTTTGGGGTACTAATCCTGCTAATGGTAAGTTCTTTGTTTGTACCAAAGCAGCATTCAACAAGAAAAAGATTCGTCTTTGTTATACCATTGATGACATTCTGACTCACTTTGGTCATCAGATAGAAGTTGTTGATATTCTTTCACATTGTCTCAAGTATCTCCCTCGTACAGAAAACATTTACTGGGGTGATTGGTTGGGTTTCGGTCGTACTAACACTTTGAATCCTAACACCATTACATATGTGTTCCCTGAGCACATTCCACAGAAAATGGTGATTGCACCTCACACTGTTGTGAATGTTCAGGAAGAAATGTGGTCCGCAGTTTGTCAACCACTGACTGAGATCTTTGATGACACCGCTATCATCAAGTGGGTGCAACCTTCGATTGATCGTCTTCCTTCTAAGCAATCTGCACCTAAACTTGATACTTCTAAGGTTCAGTTCATGACAACCAAGGAGGCAAATGTTGCGAAACAACGTATCAACACCCTGATCAAAGAGGGTCGTGAGTTGACAGATTCCAACCTGTTTGACATCCTTGGTTGTGTTTATCTGACCAATCTTTATCAGATGATTATTGAGATCAAAGATGACATCATGGAATCTATGATCATCAATGATGCACCTCGTAGTTTCATCTTTGAAGACGTAGAAACTGACGGTGAGGGTTATGTATTCCACACTGAGTTTGGTTCATTCAAACTTGTAAATCGTGAAGAGTTCGCATACGCTAACTTCACTGACGGTCGTTTCAACTAATTCATCATGATTCGTTTTTTATTCTTCATCGCAATTGGTACATTGTTTGTCTCCACTATCAACATCTTCTCTGAAACTAATGAGTGGGAGAGGAAACAAGAGGCACAATCTGCAGTCGAAAGACTCATGAAACCTCCCTCAAATGTTATTCAATAAAGTTACTCACCTCTGAATTGCCCCATTGTTATACACACCAAACCAAATGACTATCACCCTTCGTCCACATCAACAACGTGGACTCGATGCACTCAAGCAAAATGCTATCGGTCAGGTGATTGTTCCCACTGGTGGTGGTAAGACACTGATCGCAATTATGGATGCAGTGCGTCGCTTTGAGATCAAAGTTCCTCGCACTATTGTTGTTGTCGCACCTCGTATTCTTCTTGCAGAGCAACTTTGCAGTGAATACATGGAGCACATCAACAACGCAAATGTTCTTCATGTTCACAGTGGAGAGACCAAACATTTCAGAACAACTAAGTCTGAACAGATCAAATTGTTTGTGGAGATGTGTCAAACTGTTCGTGAACATGTTATCATCTTCACCACATATCACTCCCTGCACCGTGTGCAAGAGTCTGGAATCCCTGTAGATACGATTTACTTTGACGAGGCACATAACAGTGTCCAGCGTCACTTCTTCGGTCCCACAGAGTATTTCTCGAAACACGCAGATCGTTGTTACTATTTCACTGCGACTCGCAAGACTTCGGTCACTATTGCTAAACCAGGGATGAACGATCGTGAGGTCTACGGTGACATCATTGCTCGTGTATCTGCACCCGAACTTGTGCAAGGTGGGTTCATTCTTCCCCCTAAAGTGAAGGTTATTGAAATGGACAAGGTTGCAACCAAGGACGTGCATCCTCACATGGAGAGTAACAACATTCTCACCACGATTGATGACGTTGGTGTCAAGAAAGTTCTCGTATGTGCAAAGACTACGAAACAACTTGTCACCGTCTTTCAGACTGACTTTGCAGACCAACTTGCACAACGTGGTTACTCCTATCTCTACATTACTTCTAAGACTGGTGCTGTCATTGACGGTAAGAAAGTCAGTCGTGAGGTATTCTTTGAGACACTGAATGCATGGGGTAAAGATACCGACAAAAAGTTTGTTGTTCTTCACCGTTCGATTCTGTCTGAAGGTATCAACGTGTCGCAACTTGAATGTGTCATCTTCATGCGTAACATGGACATCATTGAGATGACACAAACTATCGGTCGTGTTCTTCGTAAAGGTGGAGAATCTAAGACTTATGGTTTCTGTGTTGTCCCTGTTTATTCTAAGGTCGGTATCTCTACCGCCAAAGGATTGCAGACGGTTGTTGACACTGTGTTTGAGAAAGGTGAGATGCTCGATAGTGTTGTTCGGAGGTAATTTGTCAAACTTTGTTTATACTAACTCTTACATCCTTGATTGTAATCCTGGACCATTATCTTTTGTTGTAGGTAATGAGAATGATGCAGTGGGTTTCTATGCAGCAATCCCCTGTCATAAGGGTTTGGCAATTGTAAATCAAGGAAATGTAATAAAGATTTGCAGGACCACATCTTCTGCACGAAAGTATATCGAGAAACACCAAAAGAGAAA